TTGACAGCGCTTAAGTGGCTATCGAAACTTGAGCCTTGGATTCATCTACTTTATTACGGAGAGTAGATTCTTCGAACTCTTTGGCAATGATTTCTTTAACAATTCCCTGAATTTTTTTATCAATGTAGGACATATTAATATTATACTTGCCCTCCTTCAGGTGCTCTTGTTGCCATTCTAACTCCAAGGACCGTTTCGTATTGTATAGGTCTTCCGTCATCTATAACTTCCTCATAAGTTATCCATTTACCAGTTTTACTAGTAAATCCATCTTTCTCGAACTTTACCTCATTTTTTCCTAGTTTGTCAAGGATTGCTTTATCGATACCTTGAGGGGTGTCTTCACACGTGACGTTAAGGTCCGCAGAATAGCCGTGATATCGAATCTGTACTCGGAAGTTTTTCATAGGTAATTTCTGTCTTTATAGTCAAAATGGGGCGACTTTGAGGCCGCCCCATTAATTTTCTTTAAGTATTACGCACCTTCAACGCCGTAAATACCTCTAGGGTCAGATACGCCAAAAACGTATCTTGCTCTAGCTTTGTATCTTACGTTGCCAGTGTCAAAGTCCCCTTCCATCTTAGTAGTAAGAGGAGTTCTGTCAAAGTGTTTCATTCCATTAGGGACATCTGTAATAATGTACCAAGAATCTGTATCTGTTAGGTAGTTATTCACTCTATAACCTTGAGGAATCATACCCATAGATTTGATTGCATTGATGGCATTATCAGCAGTTCCAACTCTACCTTGAGATTTCATTAATCTCTCAGCAGTGAACTGACCAGCAGATGGTATAATCATCTTCACACCTCTAGCAGCAATTTTCAGACCACGTTCATCAGTCATTGCAGCGATATCAATTAACGCTTGCTCTAACGATGTTTCGTTTAAGTCTGATTGAGTTGTTAACGTGTTTTGAAACGTCGGCCCAATACATGGATGTGCTGTGTTAAACAAAGAAACAGCGTCCCCTGAATCATAGTTGTCTGTAGTAGGCAACCCTTGATTAAAAGGTACAACTGCTTTGAGTTGTTTAGCATTAGACATGGATCGTGCCAGTGCTTTTGTATAACGAGACGCGAGTCTGTCATACAAGTTATCTTCCATTGCTTCTTCAGTTAAAGCGAATGCAAGAGCCACTGTTTCGTTAGTGTATCTTGCAGTAAATGTTTCTTGTGCGTTGTCATATGCAACAGCCGTACCCTCAGGTTTGACATATGCATTAGCAAAGCCAGATAACATTACTTCTTCTTCAAAAGCTCTGTCAGATGACTCAGTAACATAAATTTCTTTATGTTCTTGGTCATATCTTTTGTATTCCAAGCCGAATAGTGCATTCAAACCTGGCTCTAGTTCTTTAACTAGTTGTTGTCGTGATATTGCCATAATTTATATACTCCTATTAAGCTGCACCAGTAGTTCCAGAACCAAGTAAATGTTGACGAATCTGAACACGCCAATTTACATTAGCTGCTCCGATTTCATCATTTAAAGGGTCTCTAGAAACACCGATATTGAAAAGTTGTCCAGGCGCTGCAGCAAAAGTGTCTGATGATTCAGCGCTGGATACTCCGTTCGTAGTACTACCACTATTAGAATCGAGATCCATAGTCATGAAAATGTCAGCTTGCGCTGAAGCACCTGTAGCAGCTGATTGAATTTCAAACATCTGATAAGGGCTGTCATAAACAAACGCCTCAATATCTTTTCCAGAAGGAGGTGTTATGCCCCCAGGATAGTAGTTCTTAAACGTAGGTTTTAGTGTAGTTGGGTCAACATAGAAACATCCCCAAAAAGCTCCGAGATTTAACTCGGTAGTAGTTGTGGAAATATCAACGTAACCAGTAGCCGTACCGAATACTAGAGAACCTTGATACATTGGACTAGCTTCAGCAGCCACAATTGTATGTGAACCGAATCCAGTAGAGTCGTCTTGTTGTCCAACTGTCTTTAACGGTCTAAGACCGAAAGCGGCATCTTGATTTGCCATAGTTGTTTCCTCCGTTGTCACCTGTCCCCAAAGGGACCTCCAGTGACGGTTAATTTAAATTCGTTGATTAGTAATTGTTAAAAAACTTCTACTTACCACCGAAAGATTTGCTAGAGCGTCTATCATAACTGATAGGCATGCTCGGGTGCTGTTCCTTCAGTAAATCGTGTTTGAGAGCATCATCACGTTCTTTAGCTTTGTCGCTATAGTACTTCTGACGTGCTTCGGCGATTTCGTTCGGTATTCTGGCCAGCAACAGACCTCCAACTCCGATCACTCCCTTATGTTTGCCGGTTTGTACGACTGGATAACCTGTGTTTTTAAACTCTGATGCCATAACTAAAACATATCCTGATCTTAATTTACCAGCAATATTCTTAGTGTCATCAACGCCCAAACTTTCAGCTCTTATCCATCTGTGTCGAAAACCATCCGGCGCAGCGGGTGCATCTAAAGATGAGGGTGGTGTCCATTCAACAGGTCGCTTTGTAGCTTCCCTTGTTTCGGACGCGCGAGGGTCTTTTTTAACCTCTTCTGTAACTTTTTTAGTTTCAGTTTTAGTTTTTTTCATATGCATTTACTCCTCTATTACGTTTAATTGTTTAGCATATTCTTCAAGTGGCACATTCAGTTTTTTAGCAATTGCTACCTGTGATGATGTGAGTTTCACAGTCGTGCGACCAGTACCTCTTTTAACGTTTCGCGTAGCTGATGCTACAGTTTGTGTGGGTTTAGTCGTTTGTTCTGTTACATTACCAAATTTATGGGGGAATTCAAGCTTTATTCTTCTATCTAATTCTCCATAATAATCCTCAGATTGAGGATCGTAACCTTCCTCTTCAACCAATTTTTTGTGCATATCAAACGCTGTGTAAGTCATGGCATTGTCACTGCCAAACCACTTGTTTTTCCCTGCCCATTCAGTTGCTCTCGCATCTGGAACTGGTCTTCGAGTCTGTTCTTGTTGAATATTTGTTTGTTGATTTAATTCACTCTTCTCTTCTTTAGGTTTTCTGGCTGCTTGATTAATCTTCATTTCAGCCAATCTTGCTTCTTCATAACCGAGTTTAGCAATTTCTTTTTGTGCATCAACTTCATCGGTTATGTTTCCAGCTTCTCTAGCCGTCGTTAATTTTCCTTTAGCGGCTTCAAGACCAGAAGTAATTCGATTTTCCATTTCAGATACATATCCGGTATCTAATTTAGTTAATCTTTCTTCTAGAGATTTTTTATCACCAAGAACTGTACGAGCATAACGTGTTGCTTCATCTCTTTGACGTTCAGATTCACGCATACGTTTTGTAAGTTTGGCGATTCTTTTTTTAACGCCTTCCCCATACTCTTCGAGTTCTTTTTCTTTAGGTGCTTCTTCTTTAGGTGCTTCTGTTTTAGGTGCTTCTTGTATAAGTTCTTTAGTTTCTGTTTCTTTTTTGGGTGCTTCTTCTTTTTTTACTTCTACTTCACCTTCTGGTTTAACTTCAGGAACCGCTACTTCTTGTGCTCCTTCTTTAACCTTTTCTTCCGGTAAAGTAACTTCCACACTAGGTCCATCTGATGGCAAGTCTATTATCTTATCTTTTTCTTTTTCTACGTTTGGCATAGTTCCTCCCTATGGTTAATATTCATGCAAGAAATCCTCTGGATTCTTGATGGTTGCTAACACTTCATCGTCGTTTAGCAGACGAACTTCACCACCTTCTATTTTTATTCTAGAGCCTGCATAACGTGCAAACATTATCCAGTCTCCTACTTTACACCATGCGCCATTAGGAAATCTCTTTTTATCCTTATAGGCATGAGGTCCTACCGCTAGAACATTTCCACATTGAGAAGCCACTTGTTGGCGTTCTAATGTATCTTGTCCCATGAAAATTCCACCTTTTGTTTTTTCCTTCATTTTAAAAGGTAAAATTAATATTCTCCAACCTGTGGGTTGGGGTAATTTTTGAGATTCGTGTGTGACTTTTTTGGTTTTCTTAACGCCGACTAATTCTGTTTTAGGAATTTCAAGTTTTGGTTTTACTTGAGATATCGATGACTGTTCCTGTGTTTTCATTATCTTCTGGCTCCTTATTAGTCAGCAGGTTAGAGATTTCCTGTAAAATAGCTTCGTAAGCACGAAGTTGTCCTACCATATATTGGTATTTTTCGTAATTGTCAACCTGTCCGTTTAACAGAAAGGTTTGCAATTCTTTTGTGTTTCTTCAACTTGTCTTTTAAGTTTATAAATTAAATTGACGCCGTCCATTATTTTTTTGTGAAAGCTTTGCCTAAACCTCTTTGGGCTGCTCCTCCACCTCTAAAACTTCTAACAGGTACACCTCCACTAGGATAACCAAATCTATTGTTTCCTAAAACTGGTTTGTAACCAGATACACCAGTTAAACCTCCATCTGCATGAAAACTTCTTAAGGTCTTTGCAAGAGAGGCTTGTCGCTTGGTTCTAGTTGAAGCGTCGCTTCCTTTCTTTAAAACTTTATTTGCATATTTGCTTACAGACATACCTGCAGCTTTAGCTTTTTTTGTAAAGGCTCCAGGTCTTTTAATTGCGCCTTGAATCCAGTCACCACTTTTATATCCTTTACGGACTTTCGTAGCTCCGGGTTTCTTTGCTGTACTTCTAAAAAATTCTGGCATTAGTCTTTCCAACCTCCTTGAGGTCTTTT